TTACTTTCAACAATTAGAAATAGTTTACGACGAAATACATAAGCTGGCTAAAATGCGCGATAAATTATAAATATGCCGATTGCTACAAAAACTGGAATATCAAAAGGTACAGCAGAAAGATCTAAAGACAACTTAGGCATCGACGAAGGTGGTGTGAAATTTGAACCAAATAATCCTGCAAAAGATAAACCCCTTTCTGAAGCATTAGAAGATAGTGTTGGGACACCCGACGCTTCTACAGCAAAAAATATTAATCCTTCAAAGCAAGGTAGCAAATTTCCTAATCCTCTAGAACAGTTTGCGTCTGTAACACCTTTGTGGACATTAGCGGTTCTTACTCCTAAACAGTTTAATAAGCCTACGTTATATAGAACTAAAGATTTAAGTTTTGCAAGTCAAAAAGATTATAGAACTATCGGAGGAGGTCCTCCACCAGAGCAAACTAGTATAACTTTAGAAAGTTCAATAATATTTTCATCCGGCGGAAGAGGAGATGCAAATCGTGCAAAAACTGCAAACGGATCTCCAGAGTATTTTATAGATAACTTTAAAATGGTAGCAGCAATTGCACCAAGCCCTGCTACAGGTAATTCAAATGCAATTAATTTTGAGTTTGATATAATGGAGCCTTATAGTATGGGATTGCTATTACAGTCTATGCAAAGTGCTTCTCTTAAAGCAGGATATGCAGATTACCTCGAAGCACCTTTTTTATTAAGACTAGATTTTAAAGGTTATAATGATCAAGGACAATTTATTAAAACTTTAAAACCTAAACATTTTGTAATGAAATTTAAAAAGGTATCTTTTAGTGTTACTGAAGGTGGCAGTCAATATTCTGTACAAGCATATCCTTACAATCATCAGGGATTTGCCGATACTGTAGATATGCTATTCCAGGATATTAGTATTGGTCCTGAACCAGGAGCAGAAGCAACAGTTCAATCTATTCTTGCTGATTCTAATAATCCTAAAAGTTTAGTTCGTGTTTTAAATGACAATGAGCAGAAGTTAGTAAATCAAGGAAAGTACAAAATTAGAGATCAATACGAAATACAGTTCCCTGAAAGAACATACGATTTCGTTGCAGCAGATCCAGTAGAAGATCCAACATCTATGACAGTGGATCCTGGATTACAAGAAGCGGTCAAAAAAGTAGGAAGTGGTGGAAAATCTCCAGGCGCTGAAGGAACTGCTGATGCAGGTATAAATCCTATAGGTTTAAGTGGATTTGATTATACAGCACAAAAAGGTGGTAATTTTGCATTTAGTAAAGAAGATGATGTTCTCGACAAAGAAACAGGAAGAATACAGAGAGGAAAATTATCTATAAATCCTAAAGAACGTATTTTTAATTTTACTCAAAAAATGAAAATTACAGACATCATAACACAGACAATCTTAAGTAGTAGACACAGTCATAAAGCAGTCACAGGTGAACTTCCTATTACAGAAGAGGGATATGTTAATTGGTTCAGAGTAGATGTACAGATTGAATTTTTAGATTATGATGATTCTATAGGTGATTATGCAAAAAAATATATTTATAGAGTAGTACCATATCTTGCACACGCTAGTGTATTTGGTAGTACTACTGCTAAACCACCTGGTCAACAAGAATTGCAAAAGCAAATTGTGAAAGAATATAATTACATCTATACTGGACAGAATGCAGATATAATTGATTTTGATATTAAGATTAATAACTTGTTCTATACAGGTATTAATCCTACTGTTGAAGGAAACACTCAGACAGAACAGAATAAAAATAATACCGGTACTGTTGCACAAGGAACAAAGAGTGCTACAGGCAATACAACAACTGATCCTAAAGCACAGGTTGCTAATCTTGGTAAAAGTAAAACAAAAAAAGATCCAGCACTTTTAAAATATCAAGGCGGAGGCGGAAGCGGAACTTCGTCAGTTGAACAAAAGGTAGCAGAAAATTTTCATAATGCACTTGTAAAAAATGCTAGTGCAGATCTTATCAAAGTAGATTTAAAAATTATAGGCGACACATTTTGGCTAGTAGAAAGCGGGTTAAGTAATCACTTTGTCGAAGCAGCACCTGCTGCTCAATTTATGAATGACGGTACAGCAAATTATGAAGGAAACGATGTCTTTATAAGAATTAATTTTAGAACTCCTGCAGATGTAGATGTAGAAGGAGGACTTTATAAATTTAGTAAAGCAACTAAAAGAAGCCCCTTCAGCGGAATCTACAGAGTCTTTAAGTGTGAAAATGAGTTTTCAGGAGGGATGTTCACGCAAACTTTACAGTGTGTAAGAATGCAAGGTCAAGAAGAAGATTACGATGGTGAAGCAGTTGCAGAAGATAAAAACAGTTACTTCCCAACACAGGTTGCAGAAGAAAAACCACTAAAAACTAATACAGCACAAGAGTTGCCGCTCGCTGATAAACTTGCACAAGCATTTGGATTTAATAGTGCTGCTGAATTACAAGCAAAATTTCCTGCAGGTCCTGCAGATAAACCCAAAGAACCTGAAGGTCCGATCATTACAGAAAGACGAAGACAGTCTAACGGTACGTTAGTAAACTTTAATATAGACAGGAAGAAACCTTTCGTTGATCAAACAGATGCTGCAGGAAATATTTTAAGGATTTTTGAGAGCTAATGTCACAACAAAAAAGAACCAGGTATGATTCAACACGTGGAGTAGGACTAGGCGCCGGCGTTTATGTTGCGACAGTTGTCAGCACAATGGATCCAACATTTAATGGAAGATTAAAAGTCACACTGTTAAAAGAACAAGGTAATGATGTAGGTGCTGAAAATCAAACATACCTAGTAAATTATGCTTCTCCATTCTTTGGAATGACACCGTTTGAAGCACAAGGTATGAATCAAAATGATTTCCAAGATACACAAAAATCTTATGGAATGTGGGCAATTCCCCCAGATATTGGAGTTAATGTTTTAGTTTTATTTGTTGACGGTGATCCTGGTAAAGGTTATTGGTTTGCTTGTGTTCCTCCTAGTTTCAGTAATCATATGGTTCCTGCTATAGGAGCAACAACCAATGTAGCAATATCTGATGCAGATAAAAAACGTTATAACACAAAACAACCGTTGCCTGTAGGCGAGATTAATAAAGTTAAAAATAGAGATGACCAAGAAATTGATGCTGAAGCAATTAAACGACCAGTACATCCTATTGCTGATAGATTTTTAAGACAAGGTACACTAGAGGATGATGCTAGAGGACCAAGTGTTAGTAGTGCAAGACGACAAGTTCCTAATACAGTTTTTGGAATATCTACACCCGGACCATTAGACTATGGTCCTAATTCTAAAAGGATGACTATTGGTCCTAGAGAATCACAGTCAGTAGCGGCTGTACCTGTGAGTAGATTAGGCGGAACACAATTTGTTATAGATGATGGTGATGATAGATATCAGCGCAAAACAGCCCCAGGAGTAGGTCCTGTAGAATATGCAGATATAAATGCAGGAGAAAAAGGGTTAACCGACATTCCGTATAACGAATATACTAGGATACGAACTAGAACAGGACATCAATTACTTTTACATAATTCTGAAGATTTAATCTATCTTACAAATTCAGGTGGTACTGCTTGGATTGAAATGACAAGTAACGGCAAGATAGATATTTACGGTGCTGATAGTATTAGTGTTCATAGTGAAAATGATTTAAACATTCGTGCAGATAGAGATGTTAACATCGAAGCAGGAAGAAATATCAATATGAAAGCCACGGCTGAGTATGTTTCTCCAGACGAATTACATCGCAGAGAAGAAGGCGACACAAAAATTATTCCTAAGATACAAGACGGTGCTGAAATAGAATCAGGTAGGATTCAGATTGAAAGTGCATTTAATACTAACATCCTTATAGGTGCTAATGGTAAGATTGAAACAAGAAATTATGAAAACGCAGAAGGAGTATTAACCGACGGCGATCTTGATATAAGTGTAATTGGTAGTACAAGAGTAAGCACAGGATATGGTGTGGTAAAACCACACGATTATGAACTTAAAGTAGTCGGCGATACTCTTATAAAAACTACTGGAGATTTAGATTTAAATACCGACGGACATAACTGGTTAACAGCAGGTGCAACAACAGAAATAAACAGCGGAGGAGATCATATAGAGACCGCTCCTAACATTCATATGAACGGTCCTACAGCATCAACAGCCGCAGAAGCAATCAATGCTTTAGTAATTACAGATTTAATTACACACGATAATATTTTTACAAATACCGTGAGTGATTGGGCATCAACAAAATATCAGCAAGGAGCATTTAACAGTATTATGAAAAGAATACCTATGCACGAACCTTGGGCATTGCACGAAAACCAAACGCCTAACTTCTTAAATCCTTCTGACACAGACAGAGAAATACCTAAAAGCGAGGAATAGAAAATGGCAAACTTATATAATCAAAAGAAAGTAGCAGTTAACAAAGCATCTGTAGGTGACCAAACATCATCTACATTTACATACAAAGGGTTTAGCAGTTCAAATCCTAAAAATGGTTTTAAATTATATGATATAGATTTAGTAAAACAAGATATTATTAATCATTTTCATATCAAGAAGGGAGAAAAATTACAAAATCCTGAATTTGGAACAATTATATGGGATATGATTTTTGAACCTTTTACTGAAGAAACAAAAAAACTAATTGCTGATGACGTTGAAACTATTGTAAATTATGATCCTAGAGTAGTTGTTGATAGTGTATCTATTGACAGTACAGAAATGGGTATGAGAATTGAAGCAAGTGTAACGTATCTACCTTTTAACGTGAGTGATAGAATGACATTTGATTTTGATAGAACTACATCAACAATTAAGTAAGCAGTTAATGATAAACGCTAAATATTACTAAGGAATAGGACGTAATGAGCACTACATCAAGACAGAATAATTTAATTTTAAACGAGGACTGGACTCGCATTTATCAGACGTTTCGCAACGCTGATTTTAAGTCTTATGACTTCGAAAACTTGCGTAGAGTAATTATTACCTATCTGCGTGAGAACTATCCAGAAGATTTCAATGATTATATTGAAAGTTCAGAATATCTTGCTCTAATAGATGCAATTGCATTTCTTGGACAAAGTCTATCCTTTAGATTAGATTTAGCAAGTAGAGAAAATTTTATTGAACTAGCAGAGCGTAAAGAAAGCGTATTGCGTATTGCTAAAATGCTTTCTTATAATGCAAAACGTAATGTTCCTGCAAAAGGCCTTTTAAAATTTGTAAATGTATCTACTACAGAAGACATTGTAGATAGTAACGGTCGTAACCTATCACAACAAACAGTACGTTGGAATGATCCGACTAATACAAATTGGGCAGAACAATTTATTCTTGTTTTAAATGCAGCGATGAGCGACAATACTGAATTTGGTAGAAGCCAAGGCACTGCAAGTATTCAAAATATTCCTACAGAACAATATAGATTTAGATCATTCTCAGCAGACGTTCCAATTTATTCTTTTAGTAAGAGCGTTGCAGGTCGTAATATGGTCTTTGAATTAGTTAGCACAACATTTAAAGACGCAGAAGAAATCTACGAAGAATCTCCTACTCCAGGAAATCAGTTAGGATTTGTATATAGACAAGACGGTCAAGGTCCAGGTAGTGCAAACACAGGTTTCTATCTCCAGTTTAAACAAGGAAGTTTAGAACTTGCAGACTTTTCAATTGCTGTTCCAACAACTAATGAAAGAATTGCAGTAGAAAGTCAAAACATTAATAATGAAGATGTTTGGCTGTATAGTTTAGATGCAAATGGTGCACAAGGCGAAGAATGGTTAAAGGTTTCTAATTTAGTAGGAAATAATATTGCTTACAATAGTATTGTAGGCGGAAGCAGAAATATCTATGCTGTTGAAACAAAAGCAAGTGATAAAGTTGATTTAATTTTTGCCGATGGTGTTTATGGAAATCTACCTCAAGGTAATTTTAGAACTTATTATAGAGTTAGTAACGGATTAAGTTATACAATTTCACCTAATGAACTACGAGGAATTAATATTACAATTCCTTATCTTAATAAGGCAGGATCAAGACATAATATTACAATCGGTCTGGCATTACAGCAAAGTGTAAACAGTGCATCTCCTACTGAGTCAATAGATAGTATTAGACAAAATGCACCTGCAAATTATTATACACAGAACAGAATGATTACTGGAGAAGATTATAATCTTGCTCCGTTATCAACATCACAAAATATTTTAAAAGTAAAATCTGTAAACAGGACATCAAGTGGTATTTCTCGTAATATTGATATAATTGATGCAAGTGGAAAGTATGGATCTATAAATGTATTTGGAGATGATGGTTATATCTATAAACAAGAATCAGAAAAAACTCTAAGTTTTAAATTTACTAGCAGAACTGATATTATCAACTTTATTAAAAATAGAGTAGAAAGTGTTTTTGCTGATACTGATGTTTATAATTTTTACCTTACAAGATTTGAAAAAATACTATTTTCTGAAACAACAATTGAATGGAATAGTATTACAAATGATACAAATTCAGGTACAGGTTACTTTATTAATAATATCGATCAAAGTTTATTAAAAGTAGGATCGTATGCAACTAATAACTTAAAGTATGTACTATCGGGTGCTAATATTAAGTTTTTACCACCTAATGGAAAAGCATTTAAGAATAATGCTATTGTAGATATTGATAGTGATGATGCTGAACAAACATCTTATTTGTGGACCAAGGTCCAGAGTGTAATAGGCGACGGTACAAACGCTGGCAGAGGAGTTCTTACTACAGGATTAGGTCCTGTCACGTTTACTGATAATATCCCAACAGGAGCAATTGCAAATAGAATTGTACCTAAATTTGTTTCTGACATTAGTGCAGATATAGAAGCGCAAATGACTAATATTGCATTTGCAAATTTAAATTTTGGATTAAGATACGATATTAATACAGCACAATGGAAAATTATTCAAGCAGAAAACTTAGATGTAACATCTGCATTTAGTTTAGGTAAAGCAGGAGATATTACAAGTGAAAATTTAGATGCATCTTGGATTATTGCATTTATAAAAGATAATGATCAGTATATTGTAAGAATTAGAAAACTTGATTACATCTTTGGTAGTGTTTCACAAAATAGATTTTATTTTGATAAAAATGACAAAGCATATAATAACGTTACAGGAAAACTTGAGAAAGATTTAGTTAGGGTGTTAGGTATTAATAAAACTAGTCAAGGTGTTGGCTCGCTTGTACAAGACTATCTATTTGAAATTTCAGATACTATTAGATTTGATGACGGTTACGAATCTAGTCAGGAAATTAAATTAGCCTTTTCTGATAAAGATAGTGATGGAGTTGTTGACGATCCACAGTCATTTGAGAATATTGTTGGAACAGATTTAGATTTAAACTTTTTATTCTTTCAAGAAGAAACAGATCAATACGGAAGCGTCATTTATAATCTAATAGATAATAGCGATAATAAAATTTTAGTTGCACAGAGAGAATCTCAAATTAACATCAATGATTATGTCGATGGTCAATTAATTTATTTTTACGATGATAATGAAGACAGAGTAAAAAGTGTAAACAAAACAACTAATACATTGAATCTTGAGACTGCCTATAAAGCAGAAATAGGAAGAAGAAATCTTAAGTTTCAATATACACACGCAGCAAGTACTGACAGAAGAATCGATCCTAGTGTTACTAATATCGTTGATATCTTTATTTTAACTAGATCATATGACACTTCATTTAGAAATTATCTTGCTGGTATAGGAACAATACCTGATGCACCGACTTCAGAAGATTTAAGAATTTCATTCGGCAGCGGCCTAAATCAAATTAAAGCGATTAGTGATGAAATTATCTATCATCCTGTAAAATATAAAGTATTGTTTGGAAGTTCAGCAGATCAAAACGTACAATCACAATTTAAAGTTGTTAAAAATCCAAACAAAACTATTAATGACAATAATTTAAAAGTTAGAATTGTAAATGCTATTAGCACATTTTTTAGTATTAATAACTGGGACTTTGGAGATAGATTTTATCTAAGTGAACTTACAGCATATGTTATTAATTCAGTTTCCCCTGATGTAACAAATTTTGTAATTTTACCAAGGGATCCATCCCAAGTGTTTGGCAGTTTATTTGAAATTCAAAGTAAGCCTGATGAAATTTTTGTAAGCGGAGCATCTGTTGATGATGTTGAAATTGTATCTTCAATCACTGCTGCTGAAATTAGAGCAGGTACCGGAACAGTGACGAGTGATACATAATGGCAGATAAAAAAGTTTATCCTAACAGTAATATTCCTATTAGAAAAGCCTCAGAATTTTTACCTGATGTTTTTAAAACAGAAGCAAATGAAAAATTTCTTGATGGAGTTCTTAATCCTTTAATACAGCCTGGCGCTACAGATAAATTATCAGGATATATAGGTCGACGTTATGGAAAAACATTTAATTCTAAAGATGTTTATCTAGACAGCGATGATACTCTACGAAGTAGATATCAATTAGAACCAGGTGTTACTATCGAGAAAGATCGTAACATTGAAAACTTTTACGACTATCTTGATCTTAAAAATATATTAAATTATTTTGGCAACTATAATGAGCGAGACGATGTTATTAATAAGCAAGAGCATTATAGTTGGAATCCTCCAATTGACTGGGATAAATTTACCAACTATAGAGAATATTTTTGGGCACCTCAAGGACCACCAAGTGTTCCTGTATACGGACAAAACAGTGCAATTACATCAACATATAAAGTAACAACATCTATTAATAGTTGGATATTTACTCCGGATGGTGCGACTAATAATCCTAATTTAAAATTATATAGAGGACAAACATATCGATTTGAAGTTAATAGCCCGTTAGAAGGTTTTGTAATTAGAACGAATTATGATACAGGAAGTTTACTTTATAATCCTCAGTTATCTTATTTCGTAGGCGACTATGCAATTTTTGATGACAAACTTTGGAGAGCAAAAGTTGATATAACACCTGCAGACGGAAGTACAATTAGTGTAGATTCACAAGACTGGGAATTAGTAGATGACAATGCTGTACTAGGATCTTTAACATACGGAAATGGTATTACTAATAACGGAGCAAAAAGAGGAGTTGTCGAGTTTACAGTTCCATTAGATTCGCCTGATATACTTTATTATCAAAGTGATGTGAATCCTAATAGACTTGGACAGTTTATTATTGGGGATATCCAAGATGCTACATTTATTGATCCTGCAAAAGAGATTGTCGGTAAAAAAGATTATACAAGTGCAAACGGTATAACTCTAACTAACGGATTGGTTATCGAATTTAGAGGCCAAGTAGCAGAAGAAAAATATAGTAAAGGTTCTTTCTTGGTTGAAGGAGTAGGTAAAGAAATTGCATTAATTGATTTTACAGATCTTATTCCACCGTCTGTTACATCTACCACACCTGAGATATTATTTGATAATGAAGGATTTGACTCTCAACCGTACGATGATGCAACACAGTTTCCCGGATCAAAAGATTATATTACAATTAATAGAACAAGTAAAGACTTGAATCCTTGGAGCCGATATAATAGATGGTTCCACAGAACAGTTTTAGAATATGCACACAAGTTAAGAGGAACAGATTTCGATGCTAGTGAAGAAACAAGAGCCAAGCGTCCTATTATTGAGTTTCATCCTAACATTCAATTGTTTAATCACGGTGGTGTTGCAAAACAAACTGTAGATTATATTGACGACTTTACTACTGACATATTTTCTAAAATTGAAGGAAGTACAGGTTATAGTGTAGATGGTGAGTTTCTATTTGAAGGTGCCAGAGTACTTGTAACTGCGGATACAGATAATCTAGCAAACAATAAAATTTATGAAGTAAAATTTATTATTCATAATGGTCGTAAACAGATTAATCTTAGAGAAACTGATGACACGTTTTCTAATGCAAACGAATGCTTATTGGTTAGACGAGGTGTAGTTAACGCAGGATTGATGTTCCATTTTAATGGAACTAAATGGATATCAAGTCAACCTAAAACATCAGTTAATCAATATCCATTGTTTGATATGTATGACGAAGAAGGGTACAGTTATAGTGATGAAACTGTTTACCCTGTATCAACATT